GCCGTACTTAATTATGACCCGTTAGGAGAAAAACCTTATGCTAAGACATCATTTATTAAACATCCCGGTGCTTTCTGGGGTAAAGGTATACCAGAACTTATAGAAGATTTACAAGGCGTATGTAATGCAGCAGCTCGTGCATTAATAAATAACATGGGAATATCAAGTGGGCCACAGGTTGAAGTCAACCTAGAAAGGATTCCACCTAATGAAGATATAACGCAAATGCACCCATGGAAAATATGGCAAGTAACTAATGACCCATTAGGGTCTAGTTCTCCTGCTGTTAAATTCACACAGCCTGATGATAATGCAAACACATTAATGAGTGTATATGAACGATTTGCTAAACTAGCAGATGACCACTCAGGCATACCATCTTATCTCCAAGGAGATTTAAACGTTAAAGGAGCTGGGCGTACAGCGTCTGGTCTTTCAATGTTGATGGGGTCTGCAGGAAAAGGGATACGCCAAGTAGTTATGCATATAGATAGTGATGTTATAAAGCCTATTGTCCATAGACAATTTGTTTATAACATGCGATATGATGAAGACGAATCAATTAAAGGTGACGTAGAGATACTACCAAGAGGTGCAATTAATCTCGCAGTTAAAGAAACTGTTAACGTCCGTAGAATAGAATTTCTTAACGCAACCGCCAACGAAATCGACATGGATATCGTTGGTAAAGAAGGCCGTGCAGCGATACTTCGTGAAGTGGCTAAAGGATTGCAAATGCCTGTGGACGATATCGTTCCATCTAGGGAAAAATCTAACTATCAAACTGAGATGAGGAATAAACTTCAGCAAGAGGCACAAGCCCAACAACCTGCAAGTCCAACCCCTACTCAGCCTGATGGTAGCCCAAAAGGTGGAATGGATGGAAACACAGTTAACAATCGTAGCATTGGAGATGAGTCATGATAAGACCAGACCTTAAAGTTGTTAAATCTTTAGCGACTGTTGAACGCCAGCATACTAACATATTAGAATGGTTAGAGGCATGGCGTAAGCATGAGCTAGAGCAGCTACCAAATGTTACACAGAATGTGGCACTCGCACAGGGACGATGCCAGATTTTAGGAGAGTTAGTAAAACTTATTAAAGAATCCCCAAACTATGCAGCAAAGTCATGAGACAGCTGTTAATTAACGCACACCAATAGGAGCGAAACATTATGACATTACCAAAGCAAGTTCAAAAACAATCTGAGGATGTACAAGCATTGTATAAAGAACTCAACGTAGAACCAGAGAAGAAAATGGAAGAACAGCCAGCCGCTACTGATACAGGACTAAATGTACCAGAACAAGAATTAGCTAAAGCTTCTCCTAAAGTACCCGTTGAGGAAGATACAACTGCATCTTCCGACAGTGTAAAAGAACAAGCACCTACGTCTGAGGCTGATGAGCACAGCACAGCAGACACTCAAGGAACTAAAGACACTTGGGAACAGAAATACAAAACGTTACAAGGTATGTATAACGCTGATATTCCACGCTTAAATGGAACAAACAGAGAGTTAAACAACCGAGTATCCCAACTAGAAACTTTGTTAGGAACACTTAATAAAAAAGAAAAAGCCATTGAAGAGACACCTGTCGAGAAGTTAATTACGGATGACGATGTTAAAGAATATGGCGATTCTATTGATATTATGCGTAAAGCAGCAAAAGAAGAGTTTGCAGGAGATTTGGCTCGTGTAAATAAGTTGGAGCAAGAACTTAGACAGTTACAGATGAATGTTGTGCCACAAGTACAACAAGTACAGATGGAACAAAAAACGTCTAGTGAAAATGCATTTTGGAATACTCTGAACCAAGAAGTACCTAATTGGAACGAAATTAATAGTGACCAAGATTTTCAATCGTGGTTACTTGAGATTGACCCTCTAACAGGTATTAGTCGCCAAACGTATCTAGAGGACGCACAGAAGAAACTAGATGTAAAAAGGGTGGTTAATTTTTTTAATACTTGGGGACAGGCCAATGGTAAAGTTGATGATGCTCGTGAGAATCGTAAAGCTCAAACTCAATTAGCCAAACAAGTTGCACCGGGACGAGGTCGTGCTGGACAACCTGTAAGTGGTGAAGGTAAAACATACACAACTAAAGACATCACAAAATTTTTTGAGGATGTTAGGTTTGGTAAGTTTAGAGGCCGAGAGGATGAGAAGAAACGAATGGAACGTGACATTTTCGTTGCACAACGAGAAGGTCGCATAACTAGTTAATTAACAAAAGGAGGCTATTATGGCTTTTGCAACATCACCGGGTCATCCTACTTATACAGGTAATTTTATACCTGAGATTTGGTCTGGTAAGTTGATTGAGAATTTCTACGATGCATCAGTGCTCGCAGCAATCTCAAACACCGACTATGAAGGTGAGATAAAAAGTATGGGAGATACGGTTAATATTCGTACAACCCCTGAACTCACTATTCAAACTTATGTCAAAGGACAAACACTAAGTGTTGAGAATCCTGACAAAGCTAAACTACAACTTCTAATCGACAAAGGTGAATATTTCGCTGCTGTTGAAGACGATGTTGACCAAGTACAATCAGATATAAACATGATGGACCAATGGTCTAAAGACGCTTCAGAGCGTATGAAGATTAAAATTGACGAACGTGTTTTAACTGATATGTTAACTGACGTAGCAGCTGCTAATAAAGGAGCTACTGCTGGTAGAATATCTGCTGACCTCAATATTGGGGTTGCCAGTACACCTGTGGCTATTACTAAAACTAATGCTATAGACCAAATCATTAACATGGGTACTGTACTTGATGAGGCTAACTGTCCAGAGGGTGATAGATTTCTAATCATTCCTGCGAAATATGCTGGCCACATCAAAATGTCTGACTTAAAAGACGCATCTATTACTGGGGATGGTACATCTCCATTAAGAAATGGTCGTCTTGGTATGATAGACAGATTTACACTTTATGTAAGTCACAACCTATATAAGAACGGAAGTGAATTCAGCATCATTGCTGGTCACAAAATGGGGTTAACATTTGCGTCACAAATGACGAATATGGAGACAATCCGTTCAGAATCAACCTTCGGAAACATTATCAGAGGGCTACAAGTTTATGGATACAAAGTTGTAAAACCAGAAGCTTTAGCTGTTGGTATTGTTACCGTGTAACTTAGGAGACTTACATGGCTGCATATACAGACACGCATGGCTTTGATAGAGGTTCTGCGGCACATCCTGCCAAAGGCATTAACAGAGTCGGTTATGTTGAAGTGAATTTAAACTTCGCTACAATAACTGCGGATAGAGCTACAGCAGGTGCTACGGCACTAGCGGCTGGAGACTCTCTCGGAGTACTTAGTATACCAGCTAACACTTTAGTGTTGGCGGTAGGTGCAACTACTACAACTGCAGAAGGTGCAGCATCAACATTTGACATCGGTTTAACTGGTGGTGATGTTGATTTGTTTGTTGATGGAGGTGATGCTAACTCAGCAGGAACCACTTCATCAAACGGTGCAGGGTTAGATGGCGATAACCAAAGCCATTACTTTGCAGCTGCAGACACTATTGATATGCTTATTGGTGTATCTGGTGCTGTAACTGATAGTGCTGTAATCAAAGTGTGGGCGGTTATTGTTGACTGTTCATAACAAAACATAGCAACGGTCGGGGAGTTCATTAGCTCCCCGACTACAACATAGGAGATACAAATGGCGGGAAGATGGTTAAGAAATACAATAGATGGAACAATCTATGGGTGGAATGAAATCCTTGCAGAGAATCCTAAAACTGAAGAAGTTACTGAGGAACAAGCATTTCCAGAAAAATTTATGACTAAAGAACAAAAAAGTCGTAAAGCAAAAGTTAAATTAGAAACAAAAAACATTCCAGTTAAGAAAACATCTAGGGTAGAATTAGAAGAAGAAGTTACTAAGAGTATAAAAAAAGTTAGTAAAGGTAAAAAATGATTTTAAATGATATCATTACTGAAGTTAGACGAATGTTACAGGATGAAAATACCACTTACAGGTATTCTGATGCAGTACTTTTAGGGTTTGCGAACCAAGCTTTAAAACGTATTGCGGTACTTAGACCTGATTTATTTGCTTATGTAAGTACTATGACTTGCACACAAAATGAAGTTATGCAAACAGCACCTGCTGATTCATTACGTATTATAGAAGTTTTTTCAGTAAGTGGTGGTAATGGGATTATAGAAACTAGTAGAGAATCATTAGACCAAGCATATCCACAATGGATGAACGATACCGCAAGTGCTTGTACAAATTGGATGAGGCATACAAGAAATGCTAATAAATTTTTTATATACCCTAAAGCTCCAGCAGCACAAGTATTAGATATTGAATACGCACAAACTCCACCAACATATGATGGGACTACAACAGTTACTTTATTAACTGATGCTTATATACCAGTAGTTATAGATGCGACAATATTTTTAGCTGAGTCAGTAGATAATGAACATGTTAATTCAAATA